ACACAAAGACCGGCTACATGGAGTATCAAATAAGATAACCACGAATAGTGCAATCACCAAAATTCCAAAGCAAGTAGTGGACTCACCTTAGTCCTAGCATAGTAGTCATCCATGGCCCAGTGTTCTGCACTGTGTCATAAAATGCCTGTGCACTGTGACTTGACCCTTAGGCCAAGAGGGATTGGGGAAAGGGGATAAGACTGTATGGTCAGAATTATTGTTTCTTAACTTTAATGCAGGCCGTCCAAACCATGTACACCACTATAATGCCAATAACTATGGAAATGGTACCTCCAAGAAGGCCCCACACCAATCTTAACCAAGAAGCCCTGAACCACCCAAATGGATCCCAGCCCATGCCCAATTTGGGACTGAGTCCAGGTGTCAGGGTTTGGTTGGAATGGCGTACATCATCATTGAACAGATACACAAGCTCTCCTTTCACTCTGAGCGTCATATCTGAGTTTGGACACTTGAAATGACAGGTGATATCAATGTGTGAGTTATTCACATGGATTGTCCTAACTGTCTTCTCCAGAGTTGTCTTCACATCAAAGTAAGTTGTGTAGCCAATTTCTGGACATGACAGGAGACCAAGAGCAGTTCCAAAGTCAGTCACATGTTCTATCTCCAGTTTAGCCCCCGGTTCACAATTATAACATCCAGACAAAGATAGAAACCTTGCATTGCATTTATTGTTGTCTGATTTGTAAGTAAAAGTAAATCCATCTAGCCTTACTAGCATTAGAGCTGAAGCAAGCTCTGGAATTGATGCTTCAACGCTGTTCTCCGTAGGCCAGAAAGTCACTGTGCCAACAGTTGATGGCAGTTGATTTTTCTTTTTGATGATGGATGGGTCAATAATGCTAGATGAACAGTCCACTACATCCTTGTGCACTCTGGAATGGATGATAGACTCAGAGCTAATGCAGCTTTTTGACACGGAAAGGGCATCTGCTTTTGTGGGACATTGGATTTCTCCGATCTTACCAAGAGAATAATCAGTTCTTCGATTGCATTCTGCATGGAACTTGACCCCATGTACATCCTCTCCAAAGCACTCTCCATATGCAACTGTGGGGGGCTGAGACACTGTTGACAAACTAATGACTCCATGCGGTATTGAGTCAGGAACCCCAAGTTTCAAGGTCACGTTTGTCTCAGAGGTGTTTGTTACCACCACAACATCAATTTTGTAAGCCCATTCTGAGCATTCAAACATGTTGTATGCATCTTGTGATAACAAAGAAAATGTCTTCCTGAGATAAAAGCAAGATGGATTCAAGTTGAAACACTGACATAAAGCTCCTCCACACTGCTCGACACAATAGCTCCAACCCAGTTGTGACATGAGTTCATCCTTGTGCCCCCACTCAGGAGAATAGGAGTCCAGCTTGAATTCAGAACACTTGTCCCCTTTGCATTCTCCCATGAGATGACATCTCCTGACACCAATGCATCGATGGGTCACCCTAGGTGCCCAATAGAGGTCTCTCTTGATACATTCCAATTTTATCTCCTTAGTTCTTATTTTGATTGTGTCAACTGCCAGGCCATTGGGATTTTTGAGTATCAAACAACTTTCTTGCCCTTTTGGACTCACTTGAAGAATGGAACTAGTACTAACTTGACACTGGGAGGAGCCATTAGAATCTGTGGTGCACCTATGGGAAGGGGCTGTCACTGAGATTGAATCTGAGCACTGCTCGGAGTAAGAAATTAATAAAATACAGCATATGCTCAGAATGGTCATTCTGGATAGTCTAAACATTCTTAGACGGTCATTTGCTCTTGCTGGGACAGCTGCTCTTTGTTCTATGGCAGGCTGAGGAGGATTCAGCAGGCCTTCCTCTAGAGAATTCACTGAATCCCGTAGGCTGGCTGCTCTTCTGCTGGCAACTCTAGATGCTGCTTTGCTCAAAACTCTGACAAGCCATATAATAGGTTTTAAAACTTTCCAAATTATTGATATTATCACTTTGATTGCTTTGAGCACAGAGGCGATCAGAACAACACAAATAGATAAAATAATTATCAAAATCAATGTCTGTTCCTTGGAAAAGCAATGTATATTAGCCCAATTTGCTCTACAAAACCAGCAGTTTATGGCAGCACAGGCATCCACAGACTTGCATTTAGATGTGATGAAGTATTCATTATGTCTGTGAGAGTCCCAAATCCTGATTTCAAGATCAGAGTCAGATAGCCTATCTGCTATCTTAAAGGGGATCTGGAATTCTTTTGAGTGGGCAATTCCAGTGAGACAGGTTGATCCCAGACATGCCCTGTAATGACCTGGGCTAAAATGTCTAACAACAACATAGATTGCATCGGGGTTGCAGGTTGTTTCACAGTCCACACACTCTTGCTGTACTGTTGCAGACCTTTTTGACCTTGATTTGCTGACAGCCCAGAGGGATTTCCCAAAACATGCAGGCATGAAGGAACCTAACCTGGTGTGAATGATGGCAATGCCAGGTACCTCATTTCTTGAGCAGGAGCAGACAGGAGAGTCTGACTTGCAGGAGAATTCAGTGCAAAAGTGCACATCACCAGAGCAGGATCCGGAGAGACAAACGGATTTGTTACAGGGACTCTGATTGCTGGTTGAATTTGTGCAATCAAATAGTGATATGAACTTCCCCTCCTGCCAGGATATTGTGTAATCATCAAAAATCCTAACCTTTCCATTTATCCAGAACCAAGAGACATGTTGGACAGATTTTTGCTCATTTTTGCACTCGCTGATGTGGAGAGGTCCCACTTTACAGATCTTGGTGGAATGGTCGGGTAGAGCCTCTGTTGGACTGTAGTCTGATTGACAAACCACATCATCATAAGCTAGATCTTTGCTCATCATGAAGTTGGGTGCTTTGCTTGTGCAGGTGCTACAGTCTGGGCTCAGGGTCTCATTGTCTCTGCATTTCAACTTAGTAAAATTTCCAGATTTGAGATCCAACATGGTTATTGAATTCCTGCCTGTGCCACAGTTATAGACTCTGTAGTTCCTGAGATGAGTGGAGTGATTTGTGGAGATGGTTTTGTTGTTCATTGGAATGGTCAGAGAGGTCATCATGTTGTCAAGGGATTTCACAAGAGTATGGGAAGAAGGTTGATCCCTCTTCCATGTGTCTGCAGTACTGTCGTGTAGTCTCCTAGAGACGTCCCAAGCATTGTTAAAAATAGCTCTCGCTGCACATGCAAAAAGCACCACTAAGACGATTGGTTTCACCATGTTAGCCGTCTTTGTGT